CAGGCCGCCGTGACGGCGGGCCATATCCCACTCGCGGCCGGTGCCCAGATGATCCATCAGGGAGTGGTAGTTCTTACGCACCACGATGGAAACGTTGGAAATGCCGCAGTTGGCCATGCTGGACAGCACAAAGTCTACCATGCGGTAACGACCCGCAAAGGGGATCGAGGCCATAGCGCGCTCGGTCACCAGCTCGGGAACGGTATTGTCATAGCTGTTGGGGAAAATGATACCCAACGCATTGGTGTTCTGTCTCAGCATACTTCCACACCCTCCTTGACGGATTCAAACACTTTTGCGCCCTCCTTGACGGTAGCGCCTGCGCCGATGGTCAGGCCGGTGCCAACGTGGGCAATAGCGCCCTCGCCGCCGACCTTTGCACCTGCGCCCACAACAACGTCCTCAGCAAGGATGCAGCGCTTGACCACGGCACCTGCCTTGACCACAACGCCGTCCATCAGCACGGCATCCTCAACGGTAGCGCCCTCTTCCACAACGATGCCTGCGCTCAGGACAGAGTGCTTGACGTTGCCGTAGATCTTGCAGCCCTCGGTGATGAGGGAGTCCTGCACAACGGCGCGCTCGCCGATCTTCTGGGCGGGCAGCACGGGGTTGCGGCTGTAGATCTTCCAAGTATTATCAAAGATATCGATGCCGGAGTTCTCGGGGTCCAGCACTTCCATGTTGGCTTCCCACAGGCTGTCGATGGTGCCCACATCGCGCCAGTAACCGGCAAAGCGGTAGGCGTACATCTTGCGGCCGTCACGCAGCAGGGCGGGGATGATGTTCATGCCGAAGTCGTTCTTGGAGTTGGGGTCAGCCTCGTCCTCGATCAGATACTTCTTGAGCACATCCCAGTTGAAGATGTAGATGCCCATGGAGGCCAGATTGGACTTGGGCACCGGGGGCTTCTCCTGGAACTCGGTGATGCGGTCGGTCTCGTCCGCCACCATCAGGCCGAAGCGGGAAGCTTCCTTCCAGTCCACTTCCATGACGGCCACAGAGAACTCTGCGCCCTTTTCCTTGTGGAAGCGCAGGAAGTCGGCATAGTCCTGCTTGCAGATCTGGTCGCCGGACAGGATGATGACGTACTCGGGATCATAGCTGTCGATGAAGCCGATGTTCTGGTATATGGCGTTTGCAGTGCCCTTGTACCAGTCGGTGCCGTTTGCCTGCTCGTAAGGGGGCAGGGTGTGCACACCGCCGTGCAGACGATCCAGATCCCAGGGCTGACCGTTACCAATGTACTCGTTCAGCTTCTGGGGCTGGTACTGCGTTGCGATGCCGACCGTGTCGATATCGGAGTTGACGCAGTTGGACAGCGGGAAGTCCACGATGCGGTACTTACCGCCGAAGGACACCGCAGGTTTTGCCGTCTTTTGTGTCAGCGCGTATAAGCGCGAGCCACGTCCACCGGCAAGGATCATTGCCACGATTTCTTTTGCCATAGCTTTACTCTCCCCTTTAGCATTTCCTTTTTGGAAATGATAGTCAACAGATCAGAATGTTCGTGCGTGCATCCGTGTGGGCATCCTTACTCCTTGGGTGCTTTTGCTTTGCGGGTGCGCTTTGCGGGTTTGGTTTCTGCTTCGGTCTCAGGTTTTGCTTTTGCCGCGGTCTTTGCTTTGGCGGCGGTTTTCTTTACCGGCTTTTCCGCTGCGGCCTTGGGCTTGGCAGCGGTCTTTTTTACTTTTTCCGGTTTTTCATCCGCCGTTCCGGCGGCCTTGGCCTTGGTGGTGAGGGTCTTTTTTACCGGCTTGTCGGCGTCCGGCTCGGCTTTGGCCTTGCGGGTCGTCTTTTTTACCGCCTTTTCCACGGCGTCCTTGACGGTAGCCTTTTTGGCGGTCTTTTTTGCCGGCTTGTCTGCGCTGTCCTCTGCTGCTTTGCGGGTGCGCTTTGTGGGCACCTCAAAGTACAGGGTGCTCATGGGCGGCAGAGTAACGGTGATGCTCTGCTCAAAGCCGTGCTGCGGCTTTTTGTGGGTGCGCAGCGGCTTGTTGTGCACGGTGCCGGAGCCGCCGAAAGCGGCGTCGTCACTGTTCAGGATCTCTTTATAAGTGCCGGACACCGGTGCGCCGAGGGTATAGCCCTCGCGCAGGACGGGGTTGAAGTTGCAGATGACAAGGATCTGCTTACCGGCGGCATCCTTGCGCAGGAAGGCGATGACGCTCTGCTGCGAGTCGTCCGGTACGATCCACTGGAAGCCTTCCCAGCTGTAATCGATCTGCCAGAGGGCAGGGTGCTCTTTATAGAAGGCGTTCAGGGTGCGGACGTAGTTCTGCAGCTCAGCGTGCTTGTCGTAATCCAGCAGCATCCAGTCCAGCTGCTTTGCCTCGTTCCACTCGGCAAACTGGCCGAACTCCTGTCCCATGAACAGCAGCTTCTTGCCCGGGTGCGCCATCATGTAGCCGAAGAAGGTGCGCAGATTGGCAAACTTGTCGTCATACTCGCCGGGCATCTTGTTCAGCAGGCTGCCCTTGCCGTGCACGACCTCATCGTGGCTGATGGGCAGCACAAAGTTCTCGCTGAAAGCGTAGAAGAAGCTGAAGGTCACCTTGTTGTGGTTGCCGGAGCGGAACAGCGGGTCGGTCTTCATGTAGCTGAGCATATCGTTCATCCAGCCCATGTTCCACTTGAAGTTGAAGCCTAAGCCGCCGTCCGAAGCGGGCTTTGTGACCATGGGCCATGCGGTGGACTCCTCAGCGATCATGTACTTGTGGGGGTGACGGCCCAGCACGGTGCTGTTCAGCTTGCGCAGGAAGGCGATGGCTTCAAGGTTCTCCTTGCCGCCGTCCTTATTGGGCTCCCATTCGCCCTGCTTGCGGTTGTAGTCCAGATACAGCATGGAGGCCACGGCGTCCACCCGCAGACCGTCGATGTGGTACTGCTCCAGCCAGTACAGTGCGCTGGAAATGAGGAAGCTTTGCACCTCGTTGCGGCCGAAGTCGAACACCATGGTGCCCCACTCCTTGTGCTCGCCGCGCTTGGGGTTGGGATCCTCGTAGCAGGCCTCGCCGTCAAAATTATACAGGCCGAACTGGTCTTTGGGGAAGTGGGCGGGCACCCAGTCCATGATGACGCCGATGCCGGCGGCGTGCATCTTGTCCACAAAGGCCATAAAGTCCTTGGGGGTGCCGTAGCGGCTGGTGGGTGCAAAATAGCCGGTGACCTGATAGCCCCAGCTGCCGTCAAACGGATATTCCATCACCGGCAGCAGCTCTACATGGGTGTAGCCCATATCCTTGATGTACGGGATCAGCTCGTCCGCAAACTCGGAGTAGTTGTAGGGCTTGCCGCCCTCCTTCAGCTTCCAGCTGCCGGCGTGCATCTCGTAGATATTCATCGGGCCGTTGATCACGTCTGTCTTTTTCTGTGCGGCCTGCCATGCGGCGTCGTGCCATGCAAAGCCGGACAGATCGTAGACCTTGCTGCCGTTGGACGGCCGGGTCTCGGCGTGGAAGGCGTAAGGATCGGCCTTGTAGACAAGGTCGCCTGCGCGGGTGGTCACGCAATATTTATAAACATCGTATTCCTTCATGCCGGGAATGAACAATTCCCACACGGAATCGCCATCCACCTTGCGCATGGGATGGCTGCCGGGCTTCCAGCTGTTGAAGTCGCCTACCACACTGATGGCTGCGGCGTGCGGTGACCATACACGGAACACGACGCCGGACTCCCCGACCCGTGTTTCCAGATGTGCGCCGAAGTAGCGGTAAGCCTCGCAGTTGTTGCCCTGCTTGAACAGGTACACCGGCAGGTCCGATGTGTTGCTCTGAATCTTTTCTTCGGTCGGTTTCATAGACTACTCCTCCCCGTGTGGAAGTCGAAAGCGGCTTCCACAGCTTTGTACTCTTTTATATTAAAAGGTTTTGACCACTTTTGCAAGACTTTTTGTCCGAAAATCAAATACAATTAACACAAATTTTCTGGCATTCTCTGTATGTTGTGAGCATACCATCCAAAATTTGCAGCTCGACATCGTGTAAACTGCTCATTTGACAAGCAGTTTTGGCAAAAGCGTTGCGAAAACAGGAAAGGGGGTCGGGGAAAGTCCGCAGACTTTCCCCGACCCCGAAATAAAAATAGTATTCTGCTTAATATCAAAAGAGACCGCTGCACAGTTTGTACAGCGGTCTCTTTGCGTGGTTATTGTGTTTTGTTTACGGCTCAGTCCACAACGTAGACATTGACCTGAATCGCGCCGTTGATAACGCTTTCGGCGTAGGTCTCGTAGAACAGGTCTACAAGGATCTGCCCCTTCTGGACGGCGATGCCGGTGTCGGTGGCTACGGCGTAGCCGTAGACGAACTTGCCGTCGGTGGAGGTGATGTAGAGCTTGGTGCCGTAGGGGATCACGTCCGGGTCCACAGCCACGGTGCCGTAGCCAAGCCCCAGACCGGAAGAGCCCTTGCCGGTACGGGAATAGTAGCCGGTGGCCTTGCCGGTGAGCACCTTGCTATAAGAGGTAGGGGCGTTGGTGGTGCCGTCCGCGCCGGTCAGGGGGGACACCGGTGCGCCTGCGCCGTAGGTCTTGATGATATGGTCGGTGGGCTCCACCGTAGTAGTGGTATCCACAACGGTGCTGTTCTCCAACTCGCCGTCCACATAGCGGTCGCGGGTGGTCACGGTCTGCTGACCGGCTGCGCCGTGCTGCAGGGTGGTGGTGCGGCCGGTGTTGCGGAAGTACAGGCTGGTGTAGACATACTGGGTGTCATAGGGGATGGCCTGCGTCTCCACACGCTCTGCGTAGTCCACGCGGTGGACCACGATCTTGCTGCCGGCGGTCACAACGTGATCCAGCGCCGGCTCGGTGTAGTCGTCCCCTTCAAGGGTGATGCCGGCGCGCTCCAGTGCATCGGCTACGGTGCCGAACACCAGCTTTACCGGGTACTCCTGCCCGTCGGCGGTGATGCTGACGGAGAATGCGCGCTCGATGTTCAGGGAGGCAAGATTGCCGCTGAACGCGGTGTAGTAGACCTCATCGCCCTCTTCAGAGCGGATGCCGGAAAGGTGCATGACCTGTGCGGGGGAAGCATCGGCATCGGTCACAAGGACCTGCCGTGCACCATTGGAGTCGGTGACGTAGGTCAGCCGCAGATTTGCAGCGGTGACGCCAAGGGTAGCCACAAGGCATACCACCATGACACAAAATGCCAGCACACGGGGAGATACTGCCTGCTTTGCGGCAGTAACTGCTTTCTTCAATTTAACGGAAGCGATACGAGACAACTCCTCTCTTTGTCGTATTTGGTGCGGCCGCGGGTATTGCATCGGCACCCCGGCCGCCCGGACTGCGGCTGCTTCAAAGCAGAAGCGCTTCACAGTCAAATACGATGCTCTCTTTGGGTAAAAGAAGAAGCATCGTATTACAGGGTGGAATCCGCTTTGGGCAGACCACAAAACTGCCCCGGCACGAGCCGCATCTGCCCATGCCGTGACGCAGGCAGGACGGCTTTTCACTTCATCCAGATAGAATTTAAACGCTGCAACGTTCGTTGCACAAACGGTATTTTACCAGAGTGTAAAGCATCTGTCAAATTTGCGTCTTGCGCTTTGTTAGATTTGTAACATTGTTTTTTGTGCAATTTCCACAGTGTTTCTTTTGATATTTTGGTTTTTAGGTAGTTTCCTTCTGATTTTTGCCTTTTTTCTGCGTGGGATTTGTTCATGAATTTTTAACATTTATGCCGGCTTTTTTCCCTGCAAATAAGGCCGCCGCAGCTGCTGCTGCGGCCAAAACAAGCTGCCCCACATCGCGGGTTTTGCATGGAAAACCTGCGGGGGAATTACCCCGTTCCGGCAGGGAAAAATGGTCTGCATTTCCGGTGCAAAAACCCCGTTTAGCAAAATGCCGAAGAACAGAAAATTTCACATTTTCTGTACACACTGGATAGTTTTGCACCCCCGGCGGTACAATCGGGACAGCAAACAGAAAAGGAGGTTTTGCATGGAGATCGAGATCCTCAAGCAGCAGTGCGGCGGCACCGAATTTGTGCCCCGGCCGCACCGGCTGCACCTTGGCGCACAGAACGCCGAGGGGGTGGACCGGCTGCAGTTCATCCTGCCCGAAGCGTGGGCGGGGTGCACGATGGCGCTGTATCTGCGCCGCAGCGATGGGGTGCAGCTGGCGGCCATTCCGCTGGACACCGACGGCAGCGTGACGGTGGACCGCCGCCTGACCGGCAGCGTGCGGGGACAGTGGATGCTGGCCGCCATAGGCAGCGGCGGCTACACCGCCTACACCCGCCCCGGCAGCTACGATGTGTACGCCACCCTGCCTACGGACGGCGGCAGTGAGGAGCTGCCGCCCTCGGTGTACGAGCAGTTCGTGGCGCGCGTGCTGGAAAGCGCCCGCGCCGCAGCGGAGAGCGCCCGCCGCGCCGAGAACGGTGCAGCAGACACCGCCGTGCAGGCGGCGCTGGCGCAAAAGGCTGCGGACAAAATTCTGGCCGACCGTACCGATGCCGACGCCTGCGCAAAGCGGGCAGAGGCTGCCGCGCTGCGTGCCGAGAGCTACGCGCCCGAGGACGGGACGGTGCTGAGCGTGAACAGCAAGGGCGGCGCGGTGCAGCTGGACGCACAGGACGTGGCGGCGGTACCGCTTCCGACGCAGCCTTTGCCCGGCGAGGTGGTGCGCATCCTCAGCGTGGATGCCGCCACCGGCGCGGTACGGACTGACACCACCCCGCTGCCGGACCTGCGCCCCTATGTGCATAGCGAGACCGTACCCACAGCGGCAACGCCCGGTGCGGTGCGGGCAGACGGGCAGTACGGTGTTGCGGTGCGGGCGGACGCCACCCTGACCACCGTGCCCGCTACGGCGGCACAGCTGGACCGCATGACCGAGGCCTATGCGCCACTGACCCCGGCGCTGCTGCCCTACGGCGTAAAAAAAGCGCTGACCAGTGCCATCGGTGTGGCGGACTGGTCGGCGCAGGAAAAGACGGCGGCGCTGCTGCATCTGGGCGCAGATGAGCGGTTCTACTCCAAGGCCGAGGCAGACCGGAGATTCGGCGCGGGCTACACCCTGCCGCCCGCTACCGCAGCCGTGCTGGGCGGCGTGAAGGCCGGGCGCGGGCTGACCGTGCGTGCGGACGGCACACTGGAGCTGACGGAGGAAAACCTTGACACGGTGCTGGGCTTTGGTCTGGCAGAAAAACTGGAACAGCTGGAAAGGATGATGAAGATGGATGGAAAACTGGTCTACACCGGCACAGGCACTGCGGGCAGATCTGCCGCGACCCTGACGGTGCCGGATACGGTGAATTACATTGTGGTGCGGATGGTGGCGCCCACAGCAGAAAACGGCACGGACCCGGGCGCCGCTGCTGCGGACTATGGCAGCACCCGCATCGTGCGGGGCGGCACGGCAGTCGCCATGGTGGGCGGCACAAGCGGTGCAGCGCAGGTAAAGATCAGCTTTGCAGCCAGCGGAACGCTGAACATCGGCGCTGCGAAAACAGATGCGGGCACAGGCTCCGAGTATCCCTTCAACGTGGAGGGATACCAGTATGTGTAAGGGTGGTGCGGCATGAATGAGATGACCATCCGGCTGGACAAAAACGGTGCGGCTGCGGTGCCCGGCGGGCAGCTGCTGCTGGGCTATGCGGGCAACCGGGGCAACTACCGGCTGCGCATCGAGCAGCGGGGCGAATGGAAGGGGCTGACCGTGTGCGCCCACTGGCACACCCCCGGCGCAAGCGCGGCCACACTGGTGGAGAACGGCGTTCTGGAGGTTCCGGCAGCGGTGACGGCGGTGCCCGGTGCAGGCTGCATCACCTTTGAGGGCACGGACGGCAGCCGTACTGTGACCAGCGCCGATGTGCGGTGCAAAGTGTGCTCCAACAGCGGCACGGCAGAGGGCACACTGCCCGCCCCGGCTACCCCCGCGTGGGAAGCGCTTGTAAAGCTGCTGGGCAAGGGTGGTATTTCCGCAGAAGAAAAACAGGCATTGCTGGCAGTGCTGCGCATTCTGGCCGCAGGCAATGACGCAGCCGTGGCGGCCTGCGACAGGCTGGCGGCGTTATGGGAGGCCCCGCTGCAGCCGGAAAAACCGGACCCTCCGCAGCCGGAAAATAAGACCACCGCCCGGCTGGGTCTTGCGGCGCTGGGACGTATGATCTTGGGAAGGAGTTAAGATGAATTACGAAAAACAGAATTTTGTGGACGGTCAGACCCTGACAGCCGCCCAGCTGAACCACATGGAAAACGGCATTGCCAATGCTGCCGGAACGCAGGGCGAAAAGGGTGAGAAAGGAGACACCGGCCCGGCAGGCCCGAAGGGCGACAAGGGAGACACCGGCGCGCAGGGACCCAAAGGAGAACCGGGCGAGAAGGGCGACACCCCGAACCTTACCATCGGCAGCGTGAGCACCGGCACAGAGGCGGCAGCGACCATTACGGGCACCGCAGAAGCCCCTGTGCTGAACCTGACGCTGCCCAAAAGCAACACCGGTGAAAAAGGCCTTACCGAACGTGCCCAGACTATGATATTGGCGCTTTTTGAAGCAGCGGCGTACCGCAGTGTATCCACGCGGAGCACACTGAACGTTTTGCGTGCAGAGTGGGGCATGGATACCGAGCAGATCCCTGTGCAGTCCCTGAGCCTGAGCAGCAGCACCATGACCCTGAGCGAGGGAGAAAGCCTGCCCCTGACCGCCACCGTACTGCCTGTAGATGCTACCAACAGTGAAGTTTCGTGGAGCGTTTCTCCCATAGGGGTTGCCAGTGTGCGGAACGGAAGGGTGACGGCTACAAAGGCAGGCAGCTGCACCGTCACGGCCACGGCAGGCGGCAAGTGGGCGCAATGTGCAGTGACAGTAGTAGCGGCTGAGACGGCGCAGCTGATCTACAGCCTGCCCGGCGAGACCGTGCTGACCCAGGGACTGGACACAGGCCTGAAGCTGCTGGAGCACGCCTCCACCGAGACGCCGCAATACACGATCCTTGTGGATGCGAAAGCGGGGGAGGACTTTAATGCAAACACATGGCCTGACTTCCTGCACTGCCTGACCGAGACGGGCGATCTTAACAACCTGCCCGGCTTCGTCTCCGGCACCAGCCCGCTGAACAATAAGACCGAGCTCTCCTACTACAACTACGGCGGCGTGACCCTGTCGGACAGCATCGAGCACCTCAAGACCCGCACGCGGTATGTGGTGCAGCTGGACGGTAGAAAGTACCGCGGCGGCAGTACCTACTGCCCGCTGACCGAGTGGAAGATCACCAACGGCGCGATCATAGATGTGCCCCAGACCTTCCTGATCGGTGCGGCGCAGAGCGCGGACGGCAGCAAAAAGCAGCAGTTCTGGTCGGGTACGCTGTATCAGTGCAGGGTGTACAAAGGCTTGCTGAGTGACGACAAGGTGAACGATTACATCGAGAAGGGGTGGTAAAATGGAAGTGTTTGACATCAGCGGTCAGATCATCAGCCCGCTGGCAGGAAAGAGTTTATATGTTGCAGGCGACAGCATCGCCTACGGCAAAAGCAGCGCGGGCGGCTACGGTAAGTGCATCGCGGACAAGTATGGCATGACCCTGACCAATGAAGCGGTGGACGGCGCAACGCTGGCTCCGAACATTCCCGACAACGTATACGGCGGCGTTCGCGGCTGCATCAGCACGGTGGTGACAAGCTCCACAGCGCTTGCAAAGGCAGACTACATCCTGCTGGAGGGCGGCGTAAATGATGCGTGGAGCAATGCCCCTGTGGGCACCCTGACAGATGGTTTTGCCGCTGCCTACGACGAAACGACCATGACCGGCGCACTGGAAAAAATGCTGGAATTTCTGGCGAAAAACCACAGCGACAAGCGCGTGGCCTACGTGTTCCCGCACGGCGGGTTGTTTGGCAGCAGCGAAAACTGGTACAAGACCTATAAGCCTGCGATCCTTGCGGCGCTGAAAAAGTGGGGCGTGCCTTGGGTGGACATTGCAGAAAACACCCCGCCCATGGGCGGCCACGGCATCAGCGGGCTGGGCGATAAGTACACCAGCGACGGCACGCACCCCAACAAGGCCGGCTACGAGCGGTTTTACATGGAACCTGTCGCTGCGCTGCTGAAGCGGCTGTAAGGGGGTATACAATGGCATTGCAGGCATATTCGCTTGCCCGGGACGGCAGCACCGCCCTCTCGCCGCACTTCCGTGTGCGGGAGTTCCGCTGCCATGACGGCAGCGACCCTGTCTTCATCGACAGCGCGCTGGTGGAGCTTCTGGAGCAGCTGCGGACGCATTTCGGCAAGCCGGTGACTATCACCAGTGCCTACCGCACCCCGGTGCACAACGCCAAGGCGGGCGGGGCAACGTTCAGCCAGCACCTGTATGGCAGGGCGGCAGACATCCGGGTGCCGGGCGTAAGCGTGGAGGACGTAGCAGCCTGTGCCGAGCGTCTGCTGCCCGGACGCGGCGGCGTGGGGAGATACCCGGCAAAGGCAGGCAGAGCCGCCGGCTGGGTGCACGTGGACACCCGGGCAGAAAAAGCCCGGTGGAAGGGGTGAGCGTGATGGAGAGCATCATCTCGGCCATCCTTGCCGGTGCGGTGACCCTGATCGGGGTGCTGATCGCCAACGGAAAAAGCCAGGCGGTGACCGACACCAAGCTGGAGGAACTGACCCGGGAGGTGCGGGAGCATAACAACTTTGCCCGCCGCGTACCCATTTTAGAAGAACAGATGAAGGTGGCCAACCACCGCATCGCAGATCTGGAGAAAGAGAGGAACTGAACCTATGGACGATACCCGTTGCAAAATTTCTGCCGCCACGTTGGCGCGCACGGCTGCGCTGGCGCTGGCACTGACCAATCAGGTGCTGAGCGCCTGCGGCAAGCCTGTGCTGCCCATCGAGAGCGCCACCGTGGAACAGCTTGTGACCACCGGCCTGACCGTGACCGCCGCCCTTGTGGGCTGGTGGAAGAATAACTCTTTCACCCCGGAGGCTATCGAGGCCGACGGCTATCTGGAAAAGCTGCGGGAGAAAAAGTAAAAGCTGCCGCAGGGCGGGACGATTTAAAATGCGCTCCGCTTGCGCTCTGCGCATAAATAGCGGAAAGGTTATTTGAATTTTGGGGTACAGGAAAGTCCGCAGACTTTCCTGTACCCCTTTTTCACGAGAAAGGCCGTGGAGGAAAGCAGCAGCTGCAGTGCTCATTTCCTGCGGAAATAGTTGCGTTGCAATAAAACGGCTGTTTGCCGTTGCGCCCTAAGCGTGAAAAAATGGTCCAGAAACGCCCGCAGGCGTTTCTGGACCACAGATAAAAATAGAAATTCCTTGATTTATATCCAGAGCGAAGCGGAGGATATTTTAATCGTTTGCAACAAAAAAACGGCTCTGCCGAAGCAGAGCCGTAAAAATGCATACTGAAATATAATCAGCGCTTGCTGAACTGAGGAGCGCGACGAGCGGCTTTGAGGCCGTACTGCGCGAGTTTTTGAGCTGTTTTTCCTTGATATTCCCGGCTTTTCCAGCTTTCTGCTTCTCAGTTATCCGGTGTGCGGACCATAAAAAACGGCCTTTTTTCATTCAGCGACAGGCTGATGAAACGCACCATTTACTACCCC